CCTGACAAATGCGCCGGATGCCAACTGGTGGTATGTAGAAGTTCTGATGCACACAAACTTCTCCGGAGCAACGCCGACCTACATGGTTCAAAGAGCAACTAGCCTCACGAATGGCACGCCTGTAGTCTATCAGAGAGCTATGCTTGGTGCCGGTTCTTGGACCGCATGGAGTCGAATTGACTACGCAGTCACGCCATGGACAGACGTTGTATTCCAAAACGGTTGGGTTAATTATGGTACGCCGTACCAAAACGTTCAGTACCGCAAAATGGGAGACGAAGTAGTTCTTAGAGGTCTCATGAAGTCGGGAACTCTGACCGTGGCTGCTTTCACGCTACCCGTTGGTTACAGGCCGGTCAATATCCTGATCTTTTCCGGAAATACAACTGCTTTGGCTTCATGGAACACTGGCGCAGCAAGCACTGGTACTGCGCACACTCACGCCAATACAGGCCCAGGTTCAGTCAATGGACGAATCGACGTTCAAAATGATGGAATCGTAATGGTCAGACAGGGCAATAACGGCTGGATTTCAGTTGATGGAATCCGTTTCAGCACAGTCTAAGGAGGAGTCGTGGGGTTTCGCTTGTCATCTCGCGGCTCCTGGAAGAACACTGAGAGCTGGCTTCAAAAAGTCATGCAGGACAACATATTTCCACAGCTAGATGAGTACGCGCGGCGCGGCGTAGCAGCTTTGTCGGCAGCAACCCCTGTCGAGACTGGAAACAGCGCAAATTCGTGGTATTACGAGATCAGTAAGAAGAACGGTCGCGTAGCCATCGAATGGAGGAACGACTACATGGCTGGGGACAGTGGAACCCCAGTCGTCGTTCTTCTTCAGTACGGGCACGGAACGGGAACTGGTGGTTACGTCCAAGGGCGTGACTTCATCAATCCGGCAATTCAGCCAATCATGGACCAAATCGCAGCCGACGTATGGAAGGTGGTGACCAGCTAATGGCAACGGTTGACGACCGCGTAGTTCAGCTAGAATTTGACAACAAGCAGTTCAAGAACGCTACCGCGGAGACCATGTCTACGCTGGAGAAGCTCAAGCAGAGCCTCGATTTCTCCGCCTCCCGCAAGGGTGTAGACGATCTTGGTAGTTCCTTCAACAACATGAAGCTCGGCCCTCTTGCTACTACGATCGAGGGTGTCAACGGCAAGTTCTTGGCAATGGCCACGATCGGTATCACGGCCCTGTCCAACATTGCAAGCCAGGCAATTCAGACCGGCGCGATTCTGGTTAAGTCTCTGACGATCGACCCGATTAAGCAGGGTTTTGCAGAGTATGAGACTAACCTCAACAGCGTACAGACGATCCTCAGCAACACCGCGGCTTCCGGAGCCGGGCTGAAGGAGGTCAACGCTGCGCTTGGTGAGCTCAACGAATACTCCGACAAGACGATCTACAACTTCTCGGAGATGGCTCGCAACATCGGTACCTTCACGGCAGCCGGTGTCGATCTGGATTCTTCTACTGCGGCTATCAAGGGTATTGCTAACCTGGCGGCGCTGAGCGGTTCGAACTCTCAGCAGGCCTCGACGGCAATGTACCAGCTCTCTCAGGCTCTTGCTGCAGGCAAGGTCAGCCTTATGGACTGGAACTCTGTGGTCAATGCTGGCATGGGTGGTACTGTATTCCAGCGTGCTCTTGCCCAGACGGCAGAGAAGATGGGGAAGCTTAAGGACGGTGCGGTCAGCCTTACCGGTCCTATGAAGAACGTCTCCATTGCAGGAATGTCCTTCCGTGAGTCTATTTCCGACCCTAAGGTTGGCGGATGGCTCACTTCAGATGTTCTGACTAAGACGTTGGCCCAGTTCACTGGCGATCTTTCTGATGCTGAGCTTGCTGCTCAGGGCTTCACGAAGGCCGAAGTTATGGCCATCCAGAAGCAGGCCAAAATGGCACAGGAGGCTGCTACCAACGTCAAGACCCTCTCGCAGGTGATTGATGTTGCTAAGGAGACTGCCGGCTCTGGTTGGGCTCAGACTTGGTCCATCATTTTCGGCGACTTCAGCGAGGCCAAGGGCACGTTCTCTGAGCTGAGCAACACCATCAATGGGTTCATTAACAACTTTTCAGACGCTCGTAACGAGCTTCTGCAGGGTTGGAAGGACCTCGGTGGTCGAGACCTTCTTATTGATGGAATTACCAGAGCTTTCAAGACGCTCGGTCTTATTTTGAAGCCGATCGCTAGGGCATTTCGAGAGATCTTCCCTGCGACTACGGCTGAGAAGCTCGTTGGACTTACTTTGGAGTTCAGGAATTTCTTCAAGTATCTGAACATCAGCGGAGAGACTCTTGATAAGGTTCAGCGTACATTCGCTGGCTTCTTTGCTATTTTCAGCATTGGCAAGAGTATCATTTCTGGGATCATCGGCGTTGTTGTTGACCTCGTGAAGTCGTTTGGTGGCGTGGGTAGTGGTCTTCTTGACGCTACCGCAGGCATCGGCGATTTCCTGGTTAAGATCGATCAGGCGATCAAGAACGGGGCTCTTATTCCGTTCTTCCAGAAGCTGAACGCCATCATGGCGCCGATCAACGTGATCATCCGAAAGGTTGGCGAAGGTCTCCAGGCGCTGTTCAGTGGGGCGCTCTTCGACGGTCTTCAGATGGCTACGGACGGTTTCGACAAGGTCAACGAGCGTCTGAGTCCTCTCAAGGGTCTTACGCAGACTCTTATTTCTCTCTGGCAGCGATTTACTCAGATGCTTAGTGGGCTCTCGGAGGTCTTCTCTGAGGTTCTTGCTAATGTGTCTGAGATCTTCAGCCAGATCCCTGAGATGATCCAGGAGTCCGTGTCTAACGGCAACTACTCGGCCATGCTTGACACCATCAACACGGCCATTTTCGGCGGAATCTTCCTGCTCTTCCGTAACTTCATGAAGAACGGCCTTCCGGGCGCAAGCAGCGGTCTTATTGACTCGATTACGGGTACATTCGACCAGCTTACCGGAACTCTGAAGGCCATGCAGACGCAGATCAAGGCCGACGCACTCAAGGACATCGCTATTGCGGTGGGTATCCTTGTTGCTTCGCTCTTTGTTCTGTCTCTTATTCCGTCCGCAAAGCTCACCAAGGCCCTTGCTGCGATGGCAGCTACGTTCACTCAGCTCATGCTTGCTATGGCTGTGCTTGATCGTATTTCTCAGAGCAGTGGGTTCCTTAAGCTTCCAATTGTGGCGGGTTCTCTTATCCTTCTCTCAACTGCGCTGCTTGTTCTGAGTGCAGCAATCCTTGTCATGTCGTCTATGACTTGGGAGGAGCTGGCTAAGGGCCTGTCTGCTGTGACGCTTATTCTCGGTGTTCTGGACGTGACGATGAAGCCTTTGGCTGCAAATGCGCCTGGAATGATGGCCGCAGCCACTGCAATTCTTATTCTCAGCGGAGCGATGGTTGTTCTTGCTGGGGCAATGAAGATATTTGCCTCGATGAGCTGGGAGGAGCTCGGTAAGGGTCTTGCTACTGTTGCCGGCGCTCTTGCCGTCATCGCAGTGACAATGTCTCTCATGCCGGGTCCGAGTATGCTTGTTACGGCTGCGGGGGTTCTTGTTGTGGCTACGGCCATGACGGTCCTCGCCGGAGCTATGAAGATCTTTGCGTCTATGACGTGGGAGGAGATCGGTAAGGGCCTTGCCGCAACGGCTGGATCCCTGCTGATCATTGCAGGCGCTATGGCTCTCATGCCTGGTCCGTCTCTTATTCTCACGGCTGCTGGTCTTGCTATCGTCGCAGTGGCTCTTAACGGAATCGCTCTGGCACTCAAGAGCATGGGCGGTATGTCGTGGGAGGAGATTGCAAAGGGTCTGGTCGCACTGGCCGGATCTCTGCTGATCCTCGCAGGTGGTCTATATCTGATGACAGGAACCCTTGCTGGTTCCGCGGCTCTTCTGGTCGCTTCAGCCGCGCTTCTGATGCTCGCCCCGGCACTCAAGATCCTTGGTGGGATGTCGTGGGAAGAGATCGGTAAGGGGCTTATTGCCCTTGCAGGCGCATTTGCTGTTATCGGGTTGGCTGCCCTGCTTCTGACTCCGGTTATTCCGCAAATCATTGGTCTTGCCGGCGCCGTTGCACTTCTCGGCGTTGGTATGGCTCTCATTGGTCTTGGCGTCCTTGCGTTTGCGACTGCCATGTCGACACTGGTTGCTATTGGCTCGATGGGCGTCGTCGCTTTGACGGCAATCATGCAGACGGTTATCGGGATTATTCCCACGGTAATGAAGGCTCTCGAACTTGCGCTCGTCGCATTTGCTGAGGCCATCATTGCAGCGGCTCCGGCTCTTATTGAGGCGATTGTCGTTGTTCTGGGAGGACTTCTCGACGCCATTGTGGAGCTTACGCCTAAGGTTGTTGAGACTCTTGGCGTCCTTCTTGATGCAATCATCGAACTCTGCATCGAGTATATTCCCAAGCTTGTGACGGCCGGCATGGTTGTCGTCACAGGACTCTTGGATGGCATTTCTAAGAAGCTGCCCAAGATGATGGACAAGGCTGGCGACGTTATTGTTGCGTTCATTCGAGGTCTGGGTGCTCAAGCACTGAAGATCACGACTGCTGCTGGCGAGACTCTTATTACGTTCGTTGAGGGTCTTACCACGTGGATTCGCAACAACCAACAGCGTATGAACGACGCTGGTAGAGAGCTGGTCAAGGCCATTATCGACGGTATGATCTCCGGAATTGCGTCGCTTGGCTCCGGTGTTATCGAGGCTATTGCGGGTCTTGCTGGGAATGCCATTGATAGAGCTAAGGAAATCCTTGGTATTGCTTCTCCCTCGAAGGTTTTCAAGGAGATCGGTAAGAACGTTGTGCTCGGTTTCGTCAACGGTGTTGTTGGCGGTCGTGAGCAGATTGACAGGTCTCTTCAGGTCATCACTGACCAGATCAAGAAGGCGCGAGAGGACGCAGCACGGGATCTTGCCGAGCTCAAGAACAAGGTCAAGGATCTTAAGGACGACCCCCGTACTGAAGCCAACAAGAAGGCGCTTGCTAAGGCAGAGGCTGACCTGAAGAAGGCCGAAGCGGCTAAGAAGGCTCTCGACAAGGCCTACGCAACCGTAACAAAGGAGCACAAGGAGCAGATCAAGCAGCTTAAGCAGCTCGCTTCGGAATACGACAAGACTTCGGAGAAGCTGGACGAGGCTAAGGACAAGCTCAAGGCTCTTACGGACGAGCGCAATAACTACGCAAAGAGTATTACGGACGCTTATAGCAAGCTTCCCGAGCTCAATGCAGACACCACTCTTGACACATATTTCGACAATATCCGCAAGGCAACCGAGGCCAACATCAAGTTCAAGGCAACTCTGGACCAGCTCCGGACGCTTGGGCTTAATGACAACCAGTACAAGGACTTCCTTGCCCAGGGAACTGATATTCAGCCGTTCCTGGACAGCCTCCTTGCTTCTGGTGGGGATACGATTGCTGAGCTGAACAAGATCGACGTCAGCCTTACGAACTCTGCAAGTGCGCTCGGACAGGGTGCCGCGGACTCGCTGTACAAGGCCGGAATCGATATTGCTCAGGGTCTTGTTGATGGGCTTGAGAGTAAGCTCAGTGAGATCGCTGACAAGATGAAGAGTATTGGTAAGTTGATTGCCGACGAGATCAAGAAGGAGCTTGGTATCAAGTCTCCGTCGCGAGTCTTCAAGGAGATCGGCAAGTTCACGATGAAGGGTCTTGCACTCGGAATCGAGAAGAACACCAATGTCATTGATATTTCTGCTCGTCGTGCCGGTCAGGTTGCTGTTGAAAGCATGAAGAAGTCTCTCCAGGCTATTTCAGGTGCTGTCAGCAGTGATATTGAGGTTCAACCGACCATTGCGCCGGTTCTCGACCTGACTGCGTTCCGTAAGGACGCTGGTAAGATGACCGATATTCTGGCTACAGACCCCCTACAGGCCTCTGTAAGCTTCCAGAATGCGGTTGCTACCAACAATACCGTAGAGGATGTTAAGGCTGCTGTGGAGGCTTACAATGCCTTCCAGCAGACTGGTACGACTGTGGAACTCACTCAGATCAACAACTCGCCAAAGGCTCTGTCCTCTGCCGAGATCTACCGCCAGACCAAGAACCAGCTGTCTATTGTGAAGGGAGCGCTGGATAACTGATGTTGACTAAGATCGACGTTGACAACCTCCAGGGTGGTACTCTGGCGCTCCCTCTGCAGCCAACGACACCTGGTTACATGATTCGAGAAATTGAGGGACTCGACCCGGTAAAGGCCACGATTACTACCTCTGAATTTGCTCAGCTGGACGGCTCTCAGTTCCAGTCTGCGCGAAAGGAGAATCGGAACCTCGTCTTCAAGATCGGGCTCGAGCCATATTTCACCGGAGGACAGACGGTTGCGGCTTTGAGAGCTGCCCTTTATGGGTACTTCATGCCTAAGTCCCCGGTGAACCTCAAGTTCTATATTGATGGCGTCGCTACGCATCTTATTTCTGGCTACGTCGAGTCGTTCGAGAACTCGCTGTTTGCCAAGGACCCTGAGGTGACTATCAGCGTTATCTGCACGGATCCCGATTTCTCGGCCGTATCCGCAACTACCGTAAACGGAAACACCGTGGCTGACACTACGGAACAGACGATTACCGTTGCGGGTACGGTCGAGACCGGTTTTGTATTCACCCTGAATGTGAACCGAAGCATCACAGGCTTCTCTATCTATCGACGTCGTCCGGACGGTTCTATTGCTCAGATGGACGTGACTCTATCTCTTGTGGCTGGTGACGTTGTCAAGATCAGCACAATTCCCAAGAACAAGTACGCAACGCTCACCCGAGCTAGTGTAACGACGTCGATTCTGTACGCCGTTTCCAACTCGGCCAAGTGGACGCCGCTATATCCTGGGGCTAACTACTTCAGGTGCTTGGTCTCTGGCGCAGCAATTCCTTACACGGTCGTCTACACGAACAAGTACGGGGGCCTGTGATGGAAGTCTTTATTCTTGATGGAAACCTTCTTCGAACCGAGATTGTCGAGCAATTCGAGTCGATGATCTGGACGGAGAGGTACCAGGGCTATGGCGATTTTCAGTTGGACATTGACCCGTCCCTGGCGGATAGTCCACTGTTTAATCAGGGAACATTTCTGGGCATCGACAAGTCTTCTCGAGTGATGTATATTGACTCGACCGAGGAGAAGAACAACGATGACGGAAAGCGCGTCCTTGTGTGTAAGGGCAAGTCACTCGAAGCAAAGCTTCTTGAGCGTCCTAACGGTTACGTGGCAAACGTGAACGCGGCGATTACCCTTGGTAATGGGGCTACAACTCCAGCCAACATCGTCCGTAATCTGTTTACTGCTATCTGCGTGTCAAATGCAACTCAGGTCAATGACCAGATGCCTTTCATCCAGCCGGGAGTATTTTCCCCGACCTCCGGAAGGATCGCAGAACCGACAGACACTCCGACGATTCAGACCACAATCGGGAACCTCTACGAGACGATCCAGAACATCTGTCGAGTCTACAACCTCGGCTTCCGTCTTATTCGTCCACTTGACGACTCGAAGCTATATTTCGAGGTGTACATGGGGTACGATAGGACAACGTCTCAGACGGCTAAGGACGCGGTCGTGTTCAGTTCGGCACTTGACAGTCTTACTGACACGTCAGAGCTGATTGTTTCGGATGGTTTGAAGAACGTGGCGTATGTCTATGCCCCTAACGGAACGACTACGGTCTACGGAAACGGGGCCGATGCAAACACCGCGGGCTTCGACAAGAAGATCTTGGTCGTCGATGCTAGTGACATTACGGACGCTGCTGGCGCTGGTCTCACTGCCAAACTGGTTCAGCGAGGAACAGAAGAGCTTGCTAAGAACCGTATTCTTCAGGGCTTTGACGGACAGATTCCTCAGTCGGGCTCGTACGTGTATGGGACCAACTACGAGCTGGGAGATCTTGTCGAAAAGCGAAGTGACAAGGGAACCGTTTCTCAGATGCGTGTAACCGAGCAGATCTTCGTCCAAGACAAGACTGGCGAGCGCAGCTACCCCACGCTTACCATCAACAATATTCTTGTGTCTGGTTCTTGGGATGCGGTCTCTCCTGCAAAGAACTGGGATATCTACACGACCGAAGTCTGGGATGGCATGTAAGGAGGAGGAATGGCTGTCGGCGACGACGCAACAGCTGCAGGCTATCCGCTTGTATCTGGTACCACCGGTCTTGTCAAGGACGGTGATCTTGAGATCAACCGAACTAGAGACTTCATTGCGCAGGTCAAGGCGCTTATCCTTGCTACGTGGCCCATCTCTCGAGGTGGAACTGGCGCAACTGACGCTGCTACGGCTCGTACTAACCTCGGACTCAGCGGAGCAATTACCTACGGAACCGCTGCTCCAGTCAATGGCACCGGGGCTACGGGCGACATCTACTTCAAGTACACGCCGTAGGTAATCTATGCCTACACTATATAGTGCTTGGCAGGGAACAAGTTTTCAGGCCAGAATCAGGCTTGACTACACGGTTACCTACACCGCAGACCGAACTCAGGCCATTTATGACGGCACGTTCTACGTCGAGTTCGGTGGGTCGATTTCAGACAGCGTCAATACGTGGGCCGTCTCTGGTGACTGCGGAGCCTCTAGTGGTTCCAACATCGCATATTCGATCCCGAGTGGTGGAGGTGTAAAGGCCTTCAAGTCTTTGACTGCTTGGCAGCAGTATGGAGATGCTAGCGTCACCGGTAAGATCGACAACGTCGAGGCAGTCGGCGGCGGAATCATCACCGGAACGTTCGCTCTTCCGTCCGGAGGCTTGGCACCATATTTCACCGACGGTTCTTATGCAGCTTCAGCCATTACCAGCACAGGAGCAACCATCTCAGGGTGGGCCGCTTCGGGCAACGGTGGAACTCTTAACAACCTCCAGGTGCAGTACAACACAAGTGCTTCCGCCACAGGCGCAACTACAGTGACTCGCGGTGCGTATGCAGCCTCGCAAGCACTGACTGGACTTACTCCTGCGACGCTATATTACGCTCGGGTGAGGTTCTCCAACAGTACGTACGGTTATGGCGCATGGGGTGGATGGGCTGCGTTTACTACGCTGTCGACCATTCCCGGCGCCCCGGCAAACACTTGGTATTTTGCAAGTGTCAACCAGACCGACGTCACAATCGGTGGAATCACGGTTCCGTACAACGGCGGAGCTGCTATCGACCAGATCCTGGTTCGCTACAGCACAGATCCAACGTTCACAACGTATACGGACGCGACGTTTGCTGGAAGTGTAACGTCAGCTCTTATTTCTGGTCTAAACCCAGGAACGACGTACTACTTCCGCATATTTGCGCATAACGTAAACGGTTACAGTTCGCCAACTACAGACCAAAGCACAACTACCCTTCCGGGTGTCCTTGTTAATGTTGCAGGGGTGTGGAAGGTTGCAATCCCGTACATCAACATCAACGGCATCTGGAAGCCCGCTACTAGGTTTGTCAATGTCGGCGGAGTCTGGAAGCAGTAGAAAGGAACGACATGTCCGAGCCTATTGGTGAGCACGAGATTTCTGAGCCTACGGATGGTCGCAATCCCTGGCTCTCGGACAAGGCCTACACCAACCTCGAGTGGGTGGCTAGGGTTCTTCTTCCGGGCACCGCGACGCTCTATATGGCTCTTGCAGCCATCTGGGGTTTCCCGAACGCCACTCAGGTGGTCGGCACCATTGTGGCTGTCGACGCATTCCTGGGGGTCTTCATCGGTCTTGCAAAGAAGGCCTACGACGCTTCTGGCGCAAAGTTCAACGGGTCGGTCACGGCCATTCCTAGTGATAACGGAACTGTGCTCACAAACCTGGTCCTGGATAAGGATCCGTCTGAGCTGCAGCAGCTGGTTCTGAAGGTTCAGAGTCCTCCTTCATCGTAAGGTCGCGCTATATACAAGGCTTATAGTGAGACCCTACAAAGGAGACCGAATGTTTCAGAAGCAGACCCCCGCAAGTTCGCTGAACTCTGAGATCGATCGGATCCTCTTGCTTATGAGCAAGGAAGACCCCCAGTCAGAGATTTACAACGACCAGCTAGACAGGCTGTCAAAGCTCCACTCCCTCAAAGTCAACGAGACTAAGACGGGCGTGAGTCGAGACACCTGGGCGCTGATCGGCGCAAACCTGATCGGGATCCTCCTCGTTCTGCAGCACGAGCGCACCACGATCATCCCAAAGACAGCGATGACTTTCGTCCAGAAGCTTCGGTAACACCGAGACCTGAAAGGAACCCAAGCCTAAGGCCCCTACAAGGGCTTTAGGTTTTGGCAATTTTCCCCGGGGGGTCATATTTCTGGACACAAAGGGCAAAACGGACATACGGGGTATCGCGTACAAAACAGGGCTTATAGTGAGACCCTACCCCCACGAAAGGAACCTACCATGAAGGCCCTGACCTCCATTAAGAAGTTCTACGTGCGCAATGAGCGCAAGATCCTCGTCACCACAGCCGTCGTCGCAACGACCGCCGCTGTCCTGATGCGGACTGGCATCAAGCAGCACAACGACTTCCTCAAGGAGCACGACCTCTACGAAGAGTTCTACGCCCTCGATGAGGAGTAATCCCCTCACAAACCATATTCCCCACAAGGAGTATGGTTTTTGTCTCGCGTATAAAACAGGGCCTATAATGAGACCCCTACTACAAAGGAGACACCATGACCAAGACCCTCAAGGACTGGTATCTGGAGCACGAGCGTGCGATCCTGGTGACCGCAGTCGTTGTTACCGCAACAACAGCTGTATTCGCCCAGGCGCGCGTCGAAGCCCACCGCCAGTTCCTCCGGGACGTCATCGTCCTCACTGCGACCAAGTAGCATCAAACAGCCTAAGGCCCCCACAAGGGCTTTAGGTTTTGAATTCGCGTGAAAAACATGGACTATAATGAGATGGAGTCAGTAATGGCTCACGACCCTCCCCCATTGGAGAATCACATCTCATATATTTTGCCCAACCCACCCGATATTGGAGGCTCGCATGTCCACTCGACGCTACGGCTTCGGCAACTTCCTGTTCGACCTGATCATGATCTGCCTCACCGCAGGTCTCTGGTTGATCTGGATCTTCGTCCGCGAGATGCGGAGGCAATACTGATGCTCATCATCCACGACGAGCATGGGTTCACTGTTTGGAAGAACGGTGAATGGTCCTATTTCTTCAACGACTGGGATAGGACGGACTGATGCGCGACATGGTCATGTGTAAAAACTGCGGCCATCCGAGAGAGGCAAAAACCGTAGACAAGACTCCTTGCGGTTGGTGCCAGTACAACCCATCCATTGGAAGCAAGCAGCGCCGTGCAGAGCGTAGGGCTGCTGAACGAAAGGCGAAGAAGTCATGATTCAAGGCGCAGCGCTCGAACTGTTCTGGGTAGTCCTTGTTCTTGGGACTCCCGTACTCGTCGCAATTCTCTGGGTCAAGTACAAGGAGTACTTGGAGAAGCGAGACCTCAAGGTCATGATCGAGACCCGTGACCTGTGTCTGCAAGTGCTCAAGCAGACCGAAGAGAAGGTAGACGTCGAACGCGAAGAGCGCATGGCTCGCTTCCATGCTCGCATCATCCAGATGGATCGAGACGATCGCATCTTCAAGACCGTAAAGGAGTGGCGGAATGACGTTGCTTGATATTCTCAAGCAGGCCGAAAAGTACGCAGTCGACAACAGCCCTACGATCCTGACTGGGATCGGCGCAGCGGGTACGGTCGTTACTGCATATCTTGCCGGCCGCGCGGCCTACAGAATGGGCCTTGACCTCAATGCAGGTCACTACGAGCCGCTCCTCGAGGGTCTCCCTCCGGAGAACCCGACCACTACCGAGATCGTTAAGCGATACTGGGTGGACTTCGTTCCTGCGATCGGAGTTGGTACTCTCTCAGTAGCTGCCATCATCGGAGCGAATCGGATTGGAACGCGGCGTGCTGCAGCCGTTGCGGCCGCATATTCGCTGTCCGAGAAGGCGTTCTTCGAGTACCGCGAGAAGGTCGAAGAGAAGCTCGGCGAGAAGAAGCATCGAGCCCTTCGTGACGAAGTGGCGCAGAAGCGTGTGGACGACAATCCAGTCTCCACTCGAGAGGTCGTCATCACGGGCAAGGGCGATGTTCTCTGCTATGACTCTCTGACGGGCCGATATTTCGAGTCCAGCATGGAGTCAATCAAGAAGGCTGAGAATGACATCAACCACAAGATCTTGATGTCGATTGGATCCTACGCAAGCCTGACAGAGTTCTACGATCTGATCGGTCTGTCAGGTACCGCATTCTCTGAGACCGTCGGTTGGAACAGTGACCGACCTCTGAGCGTGAGGTTCAGCACCGTTATTTCCGAGGACGGACGGCCTTGCCTGTCCATCGAGTATGACGAGCTGCCGCTTGTGAACTACTTTCGCCAATACTAAGGCGATATCCTGGCTTCCTCTCCTTCAGGGCGAGTGGCCATTCGCGTGAAAAACAAGGCCTGTAATGAGATCCACTCACTCTACTAAGGAGACCCAAATGTCCGAGCAGACCGTCGAGACCACCGTCGTCGAGACCTCCGCCCGCGTCCCGCTCTGGAAGAACAAGAAGGTCGTCATCACCGCCGTGGCAGTTACTACTGTCGCCGTCGTGCTGGCCGCCCTCAAGTTCAACTCGAACGAGACCGAGGAGACCGACACGGAGCTCGCCCCCGCAGAGACCACTTCCTCCAAGAAGTGAACCTCAGTCCCAGACCCCACAAGGGTTTGGGATTTGTCTTTTCGACTAGGAGAAGGACCAACCATGTACAAGAAGACCGTCACGTTCGAAAACTTCGACGGCGAGACCGTCACCGAGGACTTCTACTTCAACCTGACCAAGTCTGAGCTTCTGGAGCTCGAGGTCTCGGAGGAGGGTGGCTTCTCGGAGACCATGCAGGAGATCATCAAGGCCGGCAATGGTAAGGAGATCATTGCTGGTTTCAAGCGCATCCTCCTCCTGTCCGTCGGTAAGCGTCGCGGGCAGAGCTTTGTCAAGAACCAGGAGATCCGAGAGGAGTTCGAGGGAAGCCCCGCCTTTAGCGAGCTCTTCATGGAGCTGGCTACGAACGCTCAGGCTGGTGCTGAGTTCGTGAACGGCGTTATCCCGAAGGGTCTTGCCGAGCAGGTTCAGGGTCAGCTTCCGCTGCCTCCTGTCGAGACCGAGGTTCCTGTTTCGCAGGAGAACATCGAAAACATCGAGGCCGCGGCGCAGATGCCGGACTTCTCTACGATGACTCCGGAGGAGTTCGCCGCCTGGCGCGAGTCCAACGGGATGTGAGGAGATGGGGAGCAGCAAAGGTTCTTGGGGTACTCCGCCCCTGGGTCTCGCCTTATTCCGGATGCTAGCTCTTAAACGACCGCCGTGTGTGTCCCCCGGCACAAAAGGTGCCCCACCCTCGCGTATAAAACAGGGCCTATAATGAGACCCCTACCCAAGGAGAAGTACCATGACCAAGCTCGAGATCACCAAGTTGATCGCATCGAAGACTGCCTCGTACTGTACCTCGGCCACTATCTCAGCACTCATCACCGCGAACACCCCCGTGAAGAAGCCTTATCAGAAGGTTGTCATCTTCATCGGAGCGTTCATGGTGGCGAGCCTGCTCGAGAAGCCGGTTGAGGACTACGTGAACAGCTCTATCGATGAGATCGCCTCTGGCATCGATCAGATCAAGATCCTGTACGTCGCCAAGTAAGCAGGCTCAGAAGTCTAAGGACCCTACAAGGTTCTTAGGCTTTCTTATTTGACATGGAGAACTGATGGAGTATCCCAGCAATAGCAACAACAAGAAGGAGCCTGCTGCTCGCCCTGAGAAGCTGGACAAGGTTATCACCGGTAACGTTGTCAAGCGAAAGACTCCTCTGGGTAAGCGCATCAAGGAGATCTTCATTGGCGGTGACGCCGACTCGGTGTGGGGCTATGTCGCATACGATATCCTCATCCCTGCTGTGAAGGACACTCTCTCCGATGCGGTGAGTATGGGCGTCGAGCGTATGCTCTTCGGCGACTCGAGATCGTCGAGCAGCAGGCGTCGATCTGCAACCGGATCTTCTGGGTACGGTTACACGAACTACTCAAGCTTCAGCAAGGGTGGGAGTCGGTACCAGTCTAAGGACGAGGGCCGACAGATGAGTCGACGTGGTCGTGCAAACCACAACTTCGACGAAATCATCCTGGAGACGCGCGCTGAGGCCGAGACTGTCATTGAGCGTCTTGACGACCTCTGTGATCGTTACGGACAGGCCAGCGTCAGCGACCTGTACGAGCTGGTCGGCATCGTAGGCGACTACACCGACGAAAAGTACGGATGGCAGGACATGCGCGGAGCCGATGTTACTCGAGCCGGCCGTGAAGGATTCCTGCTCAACCTCCCCCGCCCCGAGATCCTCGACCGTTAAGGAGACAAACAAGATGGATTTCAGCATTGTCACCAGGGCCGCCAGCAGGACGGTTCTGAAGGCTCAGAAGGCAAGCCCCAACCTGCTGTTCGGCATTGGCGTTGTCGGTGTCATCGGCGGCGCGGTGCTTGCTAGCCGAGCAACTCTCAAGGCTGGTCCGGTTCTCGAGAAGCATGTCCAGCACCTCGAGGACATCTCCGCGATGGCCAAGGAGCACCCGACTTACACGGACCGTCAGGTCGTGCAGGATAAGATCGAGGTTCTGATCGAGGTCGGGATCGACCTGAGCAAGCTTTACGGCCCTGCTCTGATTGCCGGCGGAATCGGCATCGCGTGCCTTACCGGTTCGCACCGTATCCTGTCTAAGCGTAACGCTGCTCTTACGGCCGCCTACGCTGCTCTCGAGCGATCCTACGACCTGTATCGTAGCAAGGTGCGCGAGGACTTCGGCGAGGAGGCCGAGGCTCGTCTGCACTACAACGTCTCGAAGGAGCTTGCTGAGCGCGACCGGGTTCTCGACGGTGCTCACAAGAAGCCCAAGAAGATCAACTACAGCGAGTACGCCATTTTCTTCGACGAGGCAAACCCGAACTGGACTCGGAGCGCTGAGAAGAACCTGGGGTTCCTGAACGTGCAGCAGCGTGTTGCGACGGACATCCTTCGTGCACGCGGCCATATCCTTCTGAACGACGTGTACGACATGCTGGGCCACCCTCGGACCACTGCCGGCTGCGTTGTTGGCTGGACGATGTACGACGACGGCGACAACTACGTCGACTTCGGCATCTTCAACCACCACACGGACGAGGTTCGAGCATTCGTCAACGGTGTTGAGAAGAGCATCTTGCTCGACTTCAACGTCGATGGCGTCGTCTACGACAAGATCGAGAGGTAACCATGGACGTCAAGGCATATCTGCAGGCGCCGGTTCCTCGGTGGCTTGCACTCACTGCAATTGTATCTACCGGTGTTGCCGGTGTAGGAACGACATATTTCTACACTCGCAAGCGGTTCTATGAGGATCTTGACCGGCTTGTCTATGAGTCGGTTCAGAAGACTGAGAAGTTCTTCGCTAGTCTGCCGGAGGCTAAGCCTTCTCCTGTAGAGCTGGCCAAGGACTACGAGTCTCCTGAGGAGATCATCGAGGAGCAGGCCTACGTCTCTTCTGATGACACGGGCGACAAGGTGGAGGTTGCTCGGAACGTCTTCACCGACATGAAGGATGTAGAGTTCGATCAGGCCGATATCGACAACCGGGATCCTGAGAAGCCCTATATCATTACGCACGACGAGTTCTACGAGTCTGAGAACCAGATGGTCACGCTTACCTGGTATGAGGGTGACGAGGTTCTTGCTGATGAGAAGGACGCTCATATCCCTGACGTCGATCGTGTCGTGGGAGAGGACAATCTCCTCAGGATCGGCTACGGCTCTGGCGACCCCAACATTCTCTACGTGCGCAACGAGAAGATGGAGGTCGACTTCGAGGTCGTCAAGAACGAGGGCAAGTATACCGAACAGGTCCTTGGGTTCATCCAGCACGAGGACAAGATCGGGCCTCGCAAGTTCAGGACGTATGACGACTGATGAACGAGCCGCTTGACGAGTTGTATCTCGTTTGGCTCTACGGTCAGGTAGCTAACCCAAATCTGAAGTCATCGCGGAAGACCTACTGGGATCTCATGCGTGCTCTATTTACCACCGAGTTTGTTTGGTTTGTTCCAAACGATGATGCACGGATTTCCGATGGCATCGAGCTGCGTGGTGAATTCTGCTATGACGCTGAGATCTCAGAGGTCGACCCGCATTGGATGGATCAGGGTTGTTCGTTCCTGGAGATGATGATCGGCATTTCTCGTCGACTGTCGTTCCAGGCCGACCGAAGTCCATCGTTCTGGTTCTGGAAGCTTATCGAGAACCTCGGACTGAGCGAGTGCAACGACGCATACAAGAAAAACCTGCCTGCACTGGTAGAGGAGGTGACCGACCAAGTCACATTCCGAACTTACAGTGCAGACGGAAGAGGCGGACTATTTCCGTTGAAGTACCCAGAAGATGACCAGACAAAGGTAGAACTCTGGTATCAGATGCAAGCCTATATTATGGAGAACGAAGGGAGGTAGACGTGGATTTCTTCCGCGTAGCAGTACGCAACGGCAAGAACGGAAAAATCGAGGTCTACCCTGAGTTCTTCACTGTCCGAACAAAAGACCTCATGGTGCAGGGCACGAAGTTCTACGCCATTTGGGATGCAGAAACCGGTCTCTGGAGCAAGGACTCCTACAAGGTGACAGAGCTGGTTGACAAGGAGGTCCTCGCGGAATGCGAACAGCGTGGTCCTGGGCATACTCCCATGCTCATGTCCAAGTTCGACAGCGGGTACCGCAAGAAGTTCCTCGAGCTGTGCAAGGTAGTCGACGACAACTACAAGCCGCTCAACCAGATCATGGCGTGGTCCAACACCGAGCCTAAGCGCGAAGTGTATGCCACGTTCAGACTTCCGTATCCTCTTGAGGAGGGGGACCACTCGGCCTGGGACGAACTGATGGACAAGCTCTACAGTCCTGACGAGAAGGCTAAGATCGAGTGGGCTATTGGAGCGCTAGTCTCTGGAGACTCCAAGAAACTGCAGAAGTGTATTGTTATCTATGGCAAGGGTGGAAAGGGTAAGTCGACTGTTCTGAACATCATCCAGGACATGTTCGATGGATACTGGACTGCATTCCGAGCTGCTGACATGGCGAATGCTAACAAGGATTTCTCCATGGCTGCGTTCGAGTCATTTCCTCTTGTCGCTGTAGACCACGATACTGATCTGTCCCGTATCACCGACAACAGCAAGCTCAACTCGGTGATTGCTCACGAGGACATTGTAATCAACCAGAAGTTCAAGGCCGCATATCAGGCCAGGATTCAGGCCATGCTCTTCATGGCTACTAACTCTCCAGTGACAATCACTGATCAGAACTCGGGTCTTATCCGACGCATGATCGATGTTGAGCCTACTGGCGAGACGTTCCAGCCTTCGCACTACGAAGCTCTCATGAAGCGAATCCATTTCGAGCATGGGGCTATTGCAGCGCATTGTCTCGAGGTCTATCAGACTCTTGGGCCTAACCACTACAGGGACTATATCCCCACGAAGATGATGCTCAAGACGAACGTGTTCTACAACTTCGTTGAGGCTAACTTTGATGTGTTCAAGCAGCAAGATTTCACCTGGCTCGAGCAGGCGTGGAAGCTCTACAAGGAGTATTGCTCGGAGAACAACAACGATCGGGCGTTGCCTAGGCACAAGTTCCGTGAGGAGCTGAAGGCTTATTTCAACGAGTTCGAAGATCGTAAGTCGATCGACGGACGGCAGTACCGATACGTATTCTCTGGGTTCAAAATGCCTGGGCAATACAAGGAGAAGATTGAGGACAACGGCTACAAGCTGGTTCTCGATGAGACTGAGTCGTTGTTTGATCAGAAGTATTTTGACTACCCGGCTCAGTACGCCACGGAAGAGGACACCCCTCGCAACTCGTGGACTCGTGTAAAGACGCGGCTCAAGGATATTGACACGAAGAAGGTCCACTACGTCAAGGTTCCTGAGCAGCACATCGTGATCGATTTCGACCTTAAGGGACCTCGAGGAGGAAAGGACCTCGAGCGAAATCTTGAAGAGGCTAGCATGTGGCCTCCTACCTACGCCGAGATCAGCAAGTCGGGCGGAGGTGTGCACCTGCACTACATCTACGAGGGAGACGTCTCGAAGCTGGACCGGAAGTTCTCGGACGGCATCGAGGTGAAGGTCTATAAGGGCGGAGCATCTCTTCGTCGAAAGCTGACGAAGTGCAACGCACTCCCCGTCAACGTCCTCACCAGCGGACTCCCTATCAAGGAGAAGAAGGTGCTTACTGACAAGGTTATTACAACCGAGAAGGGTTACCGCGATCTGATCGAGCGGAACCTTAGGAAAGAGATCCACGCAGGTACCAAGCCTTCGGTGGATTTCATCAAGTCGCTTCTGGATGAGGCGTATGAGTCGGGCATTATCTACGACGTGACCGACATGCGTCCTCGTATTCTGGCGTTTGCTAACAACAGCAGCAATCACGCACTCGACTGCATCAAGATGGTGCAGAAGATGAAGTTTGCTTCTGAGCTGCGTTCGGACGAGGCGCCTGGGTACACACCGCTGGTTGAAGACGATCGACTGACCATCTACGATGTCGAGGTTTACCCGAATCTCCTCGTCGTGTGCTGGAAGTACCGAGGCAGCCCCACGGTTGTCCGGATGGTCAATCCTTCTCCTGGTGAGGTGTGGGAGCTGTTCAAGCACAAGCTTGTCGGCTTCAACAACCGTAGATACGACAACCACATCCTCTACGCGAGGTACATGGGTTACGACAATGAGCGGCTGTTCCAGCTCTCGAAGAAGATCATCGCCAACGAAAAGTCGGCTATGTTCGGCGAGGCGTACAACCTCTCGTATGCAGATATCTGGGACTTCAGCTCTGAGAAGAAGAGCTTGAAGCAGTTCGAGATCGACCTGGGTATCCACCACATGGAGCTGGACCTCCCTTGGGACCAGCCAGTTCCTGACCATATGATCGACAAGGTCGTTGAGTATTGCGTCAACGACGTATTGGCAACGGAGGCAGTTCTCGATGACAGGGAACAAGACCTGGTCGCGCGCAAGATCCTGGCTGAGCTATCTGGACTACCGGTTAACAGTCCTACTCAGCAGCACACTGCTAGGATCATCTTCGAAGGGGATCGTGATGCACAGCGAGACTTCGTCTACACCGATCTCTCCAATGACTTCCCCGGCTATACCTTCGATCTCGGAGTCAGCACTTATCGAGGTGAGGAGGTTGGAGAAGGAGGCTATGTCTACGCTGAGCCAGGCATTTACACGGATGTCACGCTCCTTGACGTCGCTAGCATGCACCCTACAAGCATTGAGTGCCTCAATCTCTTCGGAGACTACACGGAGAATTTCTCAGCGCTCAAGCAGGCCCGACTGGCTATCAAGCACAAGGACTACGACGCCGCCAAACAAATGCTCGGTGGAAAGCTCGCGCCGTACCTCGGTGACCCCGAAGCGGCCGAAGCCCTATCGTATGCCCTGAAGATCGTAATCAACATTGTCTACGGTCTAACCAGTGCGAAGTTCGATAACCCCTTCAGGGACGTTCGCAACAAGGACAACATCGTAGCAAAGCGCGGTGCTCTGTTCATGATCGACCTGAAGCACTATGTGCAAGAGCAGGGGTTCAAGGTAGTCCACATCAAGACCGACTCGATCAAGATCCCCAACGCAACCCAGGACATCATCAACAAGGTGGTGGCCTTCGGGAAGAAGTGGGGATACGACTTCGAGTATGAGGCGACCTACACCAAGTTCGCTCTCGTGAACGACGCCGTCTATATCGCTACGGACGGTGTGAAGTGGACGGCTGTTGGTGCACAGTTCCAGCATCCGTACGTCTTCAAGCAGCTCTTCAGCAAGGAGGAGCTCACTCTTGATGACTTCTGTGAGAACAGGAGCGTCAAGCAGGGAGTGATGTATCTCGATTTCGACTGGGATCGGCCCATGCCCATGGAGCACAACATGATGCACGTCGGGCGTACGGGTAGGTTCATCCCCGTCGTCGGGAATGGTGCACAGCTCCTGCGTGTGAAGGATGACAAGCAGTACGCAGTCACCGGAACTAAGG